CAAATTTGAGAGAATTACATTCTATGATAGATTTTAATGGTATTTTTAAACATCATCAAGTAGGAAATCAAAGATTTGCTTGGTTAGTAAGAACTAATCCAAAAATTGTAAATGTTTTTAAAGAATTATGGGAAACGGATGAATTGGTGACTTCATTTGATGGATGTTGTTATTATCCAAAAGAATATAAATCACAAGATAGATATTGGACACATACGGATCAATCATCAAGAAAAAAGGGAGTTAATTGTTATCAATCTTTTGTGAGTTTAACAAATAATGTGGAGAGAACATTACAGCTTTATGAAGGAAGTAATTTATTGCATGAAGATTATTTTGAGAGGATGAATATAGATGAACCGAGAGATTTTAATGTAATTGAAATTGAATATATAAAAACTATATTAGATTCGCAAAGAATTTTGAGTGTAAATGCAGGAGATTTGGTAGTTTGGGAATCAAGAACATTTCATCAAAATTTGTGTGGTGATGAGGATTGTAATGAAGAGAGATTAGTACAATATTTGTGTTATTTACCAAAAAATAAGGAAGGAAATGATGAAAAAGAACGAAGACATAGAAAGAGATATTTTGAAACACGAAGAACAACAAGTCACTGGCCGTATCCGATGAATGTGATACCGCATCAACCAAATTTATATAATTATTATAATCCAGATTTTCCTATAATTATAGATTATGATTCACTTCCATTACCTAATTTGGATGATTTAAGAGAAAAAATAGAAGAATTATTATGAATAAAGTTCAAGCCATCCAACGATGATGTATTTATCTGAACTAATAGGTATATTGCCTCTATGAACGTATGTCCAAGTGGAAGGAAAAAGTAATAATTTGCCTTGTTTTGGTGTAATTTTGGTTCCATCAATAAATTCAGTTTCTCCTCCGATAGTTACATCATTAATATACCATATAAATGTTAATAATCTATAACCATTTTGTACATCAACATTAAAATCATTATGAAAAGTATAATATCCATCATTTTTATTATATTTGTTGAGAGATATATGGCTTTCCATAATTTTTAAATTTTTGTTATTTAAACTTTGTAGATTAATATTATAATTTTTAATATGTAATAAATATAGTTTGAAGGCTTCTTTTAATTTTTGATTTAATATATTGTAATATATGTTAGGAAGGTCATAATTAACACTAATATATGAGCTATTTCGTATTTTTTGTTTAATTTTATCGCCAGAAATTTTAGAAGAATGTATTTTATTTTCATGTTCCTTTTGATTGAATATACTAATAAGTGTATTGCAAAATGATATATCAAGACTATTATTTATTGTATAAATTAAATTAGACATTAATAAATTTAATTTATAATATTTATATTATTTATCTCTATAATATAGTTTTCCTACAATAGTATATTTGTCTTGATTTTTAGACATGTTATGTTTGTACATCATGTCCCAAGTAGCAGGATATAAAATTAAATTACCTTTTTTTGGTGTAATTTTGACTCCATTAATAAATTCGAGTTCACCATCTTCTTCAATTGTATTAAGAAAAAAGATAAAGGATACCATAGCAGCACCCAAATGGTTCCATTCAAAATCGTGTTTAAAATTTTGAAATCCAGTATTTTTATAATATTTATAAATTGTGTATCCATTATCTTGAAATTGATTGTAAGTAAATTGATCGATTGTGTCATTGCAATATTTATTATAAAGCATTGTATGTTCTCCAATGATTTTACAAATAATGTCATCTATTTCTTTCCATTGGTTAAAATCAGATGACTTATTGTTTATTGTATAATATGAAAAATTAGAATCTTTATTAGAAGTATTGTTTGTATTATTGCAGTTATTAAATTTATTAATAATGTTATCACACATTCTGTTGGTTAAAACATTTTCATAAGTGCAAATAAGTTTTTTAATTATATTTTCCATATTAGTAATATACTAATAAAAATTTTAAATAGTTTTTAATTTAAATTTTACTCCAGCAGAAATAATATATTTATGAGAGGTTTTAGAAATTAATCCTTCATGAACGTATGTCCAAGTAGATGGAAAAATTAATAGTTTACTTTTTTCAGCTTTGATTATGGTTCCATCAATAAATTGTGTTTCTCCACCTTCAATAACATCATTTAAATAAAATATTAAAGTGATACTTCTATAACCAAAATTTAAAATTGTTACATGGTCACTATGTTTTTTGAAGAAATCTTTATTTTGGATATATTTATGTATATAGAAAATAGGAGAGATTTCAATATTTGTAAAAGTAATATTATTATGATTATGTAAAAAATTAGAAATATAATTTTCAGTTGTTTTGGTAATAATTGGTAATAAAGTATTATAATAATTTTTCCAAATATTACTATTTTTGTGCATAATACAAAAGACAGCATTAGTATCTCGAGTGACTAATACTGTACTAGATATATCATTTACTAGTATTTTTTCTTTAATAGAATTAGTTGAATTGTGAGATATATTATTGTTGAAAGTTTTAATAATATTGTCGCAAAGTTCATTACTAATAATATTTTTGTAATTTTGAATTAAATTAGTCATAACTATTTAATTATTATTATAAATTTTTAAGTAGTAACCATCCAGTTACAATATATTTGTTTGAACTTACTGGCATATTTCCTTTATGGACGTAAGGCCAAGTTGCTGGAAAAATTAATAATTTGCCTTTTTCAGGTTTAATTTTAGTGCCGTCAATAAATTCGGTTTCACCTCCTTCATCAATAGTATTTAAATAAAATAAGTAAGTTAATATTCTACAAGTTCCACTTTTATCATCAGCATCACCTATTGAAGTTCCTAATAAATGAAAATCATTATGCCATTCATATAATCCGTCATTTTTTAAATATTTCATCATCATATGATATTGATTTATGAAATTTGTAGGCAGTTGAAAATTAGTAATATTTTTGTATTTATTAACATAATAAGTTAATTTAGAATTAAGTAAATTAAATATTTCTAAAAGATGTGTATTTTCATGGGGTCCAAAGGTTAAATCCATAGTTTTTTTGTATTCGGGTTTATATCCTCCAATAGTTGTTCCTTTTTTATTGTCTATATTATGTTCAAATTTGTGTATTAAATTATCACATACTCTAGAACTAATAGAATTTTCAAAAACTTGAATAAGATTATCCATAATAATTTAATATTAAATATGTATTTAATATTAAACATCATAATTTAAACATAATATTAATAAGTATAATAATGTTTGTATCAAATAATTTTTTGAAATTATTTTACAATTTTATGTTGGGTGGGATGCCTTCATTGACGGCAAATCCAATAAATAAGAATGTTTTACATGCTCCATTTTTAGTAAATTCTTATTCAACATATATTAATTATCGGTTGAATAATAATCAATATAATAGAATAAAACATTTTTTAAGAGAAAATGATAATAATTTTGATATGTTAGATACGGCAATATTAAAGAAAACAGATAAAGAATATTTTATAAGTATAAATATTTATAATTGTACAAGTCCTGTGTTTGATTTTTTAACAGATGGTCCAGCAACAAGATGTGAAATAAATACATATGTGGTAGATAAAAATAATTTAAAAGGTACTTTAATAATGGATTATGTATCAAATGTTATATCATTAGATCCAGATAATTTATTTAAGAAAAAAGGAAATATAAAATTTGAAAAAAAGGATGATGTGATAAGAGGTTATGCAGATAATAATAATTTTAATTTGGAATTTAATTATAATAGTAAATATAATATTGAAACTTTTAGATTAAGTTCAAAATTGATAAGATTTACAGATGTTATATTTTATAATTGTGGTTTATATGATAAATTATATTATGATTCATCATTAATAGAAAATAATATAATAAATTGTTATGAAAATGATGTTAAATTTAATTTTTTAGATTTAGAATTTGATGAGGTTCATTCAGTATTTTATTTTGAAAAAAATATTAATTTTATAGGTGGTATGTGGGCAAATATATTTAAAGAGTAATTTCTTTTTTTTTCTTTTTAATTGGTCTAATTTTGTTTATTTGAATTCTTCTGTAAGTAGGTACACGCCATTTACTAGGATTTTCAATTAACCATTGTATAAATCTTTCAGTATTACTTTTTAATATTTTTTTTGGGGGTGATTTATCCATAAAAAATATTAATAATATTTTTTTAATATTTTATTAAATTTAATCAAATTTATTGCCGGTTATTAATCTATAAAATGTGTATAAACCAAATAAAATAATGATACTATGAGATATCATAAATAATATGTTAACGATTAAAAAGTTATTAGCAGAAGTTAAAGAAACATCGGTTATCGTGTGATTATTTATCAAGTTATATAAATTGATGTTTATAATACAAGAAGCTGAAATAATTAATAAAGAAACTAAAACTAAACCAGATGCATATATACTACTTTTGCTTCTATAAAATCTGGAATATCCTAATGCAGCAAATGAAACTGCAGTTGTTAAGGCTACATTTCTGATGGTAGTTTGATAATACATTAGAATATCTTTATTTGATTGTAATTCTAAATCTTTTTTTTGTAATTTATCGGTTTCCATAATATATATTGTAAATATTAAAAGTTAAATAAAAAAAATGATAGTAATTAATGGGTTTTATAGCAAATGGATTAATAAAAAGACCTATTTTAGTAAATAATAATGTTAATATGTTAGCAAATTCAACGATTTATAATCCAATAATAGGTTCAAATTTGGGGATACCATTAAATATTTTGCAATATGTATTTACTACAACTTATTATCATGAAAATATTTTAAATAATGAATTGATTTTGTTACAATTTGCGATAGGAATTTTTACATATGGTACAGATAGATTGTTAGATGCTATAAATTATAATAAAGATGAAAATAAGTTAGTGGTATATTCAGAGTCTAAGGTGAATTATTATGATTATTTGGTTGAAAATATGAATGAAAGTATATTAGTTATAATAGCAAGTTATGTATATATATTAAATTTATTGAAATTAAAGGAAGAAACATATCCTTTATTATTTGCTTTAACATCAACATTATTTTATAGAGATTTTAAGAAAAATTTTGGTGAATTGAAGCCTTTATATATTGGTATTTTTTGGACATTAGGTTGTGTGATATTGCCTTGTGTAATTCATGATGGTAATTATGATATATTGTATCATCCAAATATATATTTACCTAATTTTTGTGTGATGTTTGCATCAAGTAATATGTTAGATATTAAAGATATAGAAGAAGATAAACAAGAAAATATAAAAACTTTGGCGGTTTTATTAGGAGAAGATAATACTAATTTGTTGAGTAATACTTGTAATGTAATAGGTTTTTTGATTTATTTAACAAATTTTAGTTAATGCGGCTTTATTAACTGGTCGTCTAAGGGGAGGTTGCCCCTTACGCAACAAGCCGACATAAGTCGGCTTATTATATGAGCGTCCTTCGTTCGCTTTAACGAAGTCGTGCGACCTCACGACATTAATCTTCTTTATTAAAAAAGATGTATAAGCCGGCGATGATAGTAAAAATACCAAAAATCTTTCTTAAAATGTCAGTATCAACTTTAATTGTGAATTTTGCAGAAAAGAAACTAGCAATAGTAAAAAGCAAAGCCATATACATAGCTGCTTTTATATCACCAAAACCTTGTTTATATAGTGAAATTGCTGCAAATACTCCAATTGGTGGTAATAACATAATTAAAGAAGTAGCAATTCTTGATTTGAGAGAACTTAATACGCCAAAAAAGGTTAATAATGGAACTATTAATATTTCGGCGCCTCCTCCAATAAATCCAGCAAATATTCCAGTAATAAGTCCTGTTAAAGTTAAACCCAAAAAATAGTTCATTTTATATATTAAATATAAAATAATAATATATAAAAAATGGAGAGGCCATCAAGAAGTCCACCTAGAAGAAGAGAGATTAATATTAAAAAGAGAGGTTGTTCAGTTGGTTTTGCTGTGGGTTTATCAATTAGTGCAACAATTTTAATAGCATATTATTCAAGATTAATTAATTTTATGGATCCATGTTCAAGTGTTATATGAAGGTCAGAAATAATTAATCTTCTCATTTTATTATATTTTAAAAAAATATAAAAACTTGTTGCTAAATAACATATTATGAAAATTGTAAATCTGTTATTGTTATTTTCTATTGTAAATGGTGATTTAGATCATGAACATAGTGATGCTCATAGTGTAAGTGATGGCCATTCTTCTCAACATAGTTATAGAATTTCACATAGTGATACTGGTTTTAGTATTGAATATGTGGGAAATTCGGTGGTAAAAAATTATCTAATTTTTAGTAATTTTGAAAATGAAATTGAAAATAGATTTGTGTTAGATGGAATTAATAATAATTATACTATTGTTAATTATGCAAATAATATTGAGGTGCATGATAGCACTGATCATAGATTAGAGTGTTTATATTATTCAAAGGTAGTAAACAATTTAAATTATACAATTTTAAACTATGAAAATGTTACATTTCATAGTGCATTAGTTCATATTAATTCAGATTATAGTTATTGTTTAAAAAAGGATATACATGAAGATCATGATCATGATGATAATAGTGTTTTATTATATCCGATTTTGGTAGTATGTTTATGTGTTTTAGTTTTGGTATTAATTATTATATCAATTTCTTGTGGAGTAATGAGACATCGTGCTATTGCACATGTTCATACATTTACAAGAAATCCTGCAACTGCTAGAGAAGGAATACAGATTCCAGAATTAGAAATTGGTACAAGTCAAACATTAGAACATGTTCATACATAAAAATAAAAAATTAATTTATAAAAAAAATTGATTAAAATATTTGCTTTTAATTTATTTTTAAAAGCAAATATGAATACGTTTGCAAAGATTATGCTCATTCCAGTTGTTATGGCTCATTCTCATGGAGGTCATGGTGGACACAGCA